TTGTTACGCTCGATGATTTCAACCAAGATTTTCCGCCTCGACTTAGGTCGCTTAATCCTTATTCTGGCTGTGATGAGTGCCTTTGTGACACTGGCAAATAGCTTCTATGCCAGTTATCGGGTTCAACGGCAGTTGTTGATTGATAACACACTGGAAGCTAACCGTGTTTATGCCACTAAACTGGCGTCCAGCGCTGAAATTTTTGTGCGAAGCGCGCAAAAGCAGCTTCATTACAGCAGCATGATCGCCGCTAAGCATTTTGACGATCAGGCCGTTCTGCAAGCAGAAACCGCACGGCTCAAATACCAAACAGACAGTTTTAATTCGGTAGTGATAACAGATGCGCACGGCATTGTCCGTGCTACATCGCCAGATAGCTTGCAACTCTTGGGCCATACTTTGACCTCGCCAGGATCGGCGGAAGCGCTCAAAGTCCGGCGTCCGCTTATCAGTAAACCCTATGTGTCAGCAGCCAATAATCTGGTTATCAATATATCGTCACCTATCATCACGCCAGATGGACGCTATCGCGGCTATATAGGTGGGACAATTTATCTGCGTAAGCAAAGTATTTTAAATGAATTATTGGGTGAGCATTACTATCGCGATGGTTCTTACATTGTGGTGCTCGACCGTGATCGGCGCATTCTGTATCACCGGGATGTTAACCGTATTGGCGAAATACTGGAGCCGAAGCCGATTACCGAGGCTGTCAAAAAAGCTGACAATGGCAGCTTGATGGTGACTAGTACCAACGGTGAGTCGATGTTGGCGGGTTACGCCGTTGTGGAGCCGTCAGGTTGGGAAATTATTACCTTGCGGCCAGAGTCATCCACTTTGAAACCTCTGGAAGGACTGATGCTTAAAGGCTTGGGCCACATAGCGCCACTTGCACTACTGACCTTATTGGGGGTTTGGTTGTTATCCCGCTTAATCGCTCGCCCACTGTGGCTACTGGCAGGTAGTGCTAATGATATGGATAAGCCAGATATTGCCAGCAGCATTAAAGAGATTCCCTCATGGTATTTCGAATCGACTCAGCTCAAACGGGCATTGCTGATAGGCATCAGTCTGTTGCAAAAGAAAATCGGTAAGTTGAGGTTTGAGGCCCAAACTGATCCTATGACCGGCCTGTATAACCGGCGTGGTCTGGCGACAACACTTGAGCCTATCGCGCAGCTCGGGCAGCATTTTTCTGTTATTGCATTGGATATTGATCACTTTAAAGAGATTAATGACTCTTATGGTCATGACGTCGGTGATGAGGTTATCAAGCAATTGGCGATACAAATCCGCGAAAGTTCACGTGACAGCGATATCCTGTGTCGCAGTGGTGGTGAAGAGTTTCTGATGTTGTTACCCGGAACGGTGCCTGAGGTTGCCACACAGGTCGCCAGGCGGTTACGGCACAATGTAGAAATGATGGTGATGGCAGACATTCGACCTATCACGATTTCATTGGGTGTGGCGTTCTGGAATGGAGAAGGAATGCCAGAAGATACCCTGAAACGGGCTGATGAAGCGCTATATCGCGCGAAGCAGCACGGGCGCAATCGAGTGGAAGTTGCCTGAATATGACCTAATAAAAAAGGCGCGCTCCGTGTGGAGTACGCCTTTTTAAACAACACCTTAACTGACTAGTATCAGTTCATGCCGTATTCTATAAAGTACTGTTTTTTATGGTTTATAGGTGTTCGTCATCGTTCGTATAACTTTTTGATATTCATTAAGTATTAGCCTATCCTTGTTCATGTTCGTTCAAGCTTGTTTGCTGAGATGCAACGAACGGTGTAGTCATCCGTGTAGTCATCGCAACACATGAACTGAGATTTATATGGCTGGTGGAACAAACAAACTTAGCGACGCAACCCTTAGAAAAATGCTTGGTAGGGAAAGCCCTGGTGATAATTTTTACGCTGATGGTGATGGCCTGAGCGTTAAAGTGACAAAATCAGGTGCTATGACCTGGGTATTTGCATATCGTCTTGGTGGACGTAGTGCCAAACCACAGCGGCTAAAATTGGGGAACTACCCGGACATGCCTCTTAAGTTGGCGCGGGAGAAGCGCGATCAGTGTCGTGCATGGCTGGCTGACAGCAAAGATCCTAGACATCAATTAAACCTCACCACTTCTGAAACTCTCAAACCTGTCACGGTAGAGGATGCTCTCCGTTATTGGATTGCCGAGTATGCGACCGACAATCGCGCCAATGTGAAACGGCATAAAGCCCAACTCGAAAAACACATTTACCCTTATATTGGTGCTCTGCCACTTTCACAGTGTGAAACCCGTCACTGGCTGGAATGTTTTGATCGAATGAAAAAAGATGCACCAGTGGCCACCGGCTATGTTTTTCAGATGTGTAAGCAGGCTCTCAAGTTCTGCCGAGTACGCCGGTACGCTGTTAGCAATGCTTTAGACGACTTAACCATACCTGATGTTGGTAAAAAGCAGGAAAAAGGCGATAGAGACCATACCGACGAGGAGATAGGGCAACTCTGGAAGGCTAGCCAGCAACTTAAGTTTAAACCGTACTATGCTGCCATGCTTCGCCTGCTGGTGGCATTTGGTTGCCGCTCCCAAGAGGTAAGATTATCTACCTGGTCAGAGTGGGACTTAAAAAAATGGGTATGGACGGTACCCAAAGAGCACAGCAAGGGTGGCACAAAAATAGTTCGCCCAATACCAGACGTCATGAGGCCAATCATTGAGGGTCTGCATCGCGAACACAAAGACAGCGGTTTACTTCTTGGTGAAATAAAGCAATCAAGTGCTGTGAGTGCTTGGGGCCGACTGGTCTGGAAACGCTTGGGCCATGCTGAACCTTGGTCACTTCACGATATCCGACGAACGTTCGCCACTAAGCTAAACGATCTGGGTGTTGGTCCACACGTCGTTGAGCAATTGCTGGGCCATATCATGCCGGGAGTCATGGCGGTCTATAATCTTAGCCAATATATGCCGGAGAAACTGGAGGCGTTAAATATGTGGTGTGAACGCTTAGGGTTGCTTGCGGGTGAACATGAAAACGTTATTTTGTTGCAGGTGAAGAAATGAGTGAGAATAATTATACGTTACCAATGATTGAATATTGTTCTCTAGATAGAGCAACAAGACTAATTGGGGATGGATGTGAGATTAGTGATTTAATTCACTGGGCATTAGAGGGGAAGATAAGACTAGCTAATAAATTCAATGCTAGTAATGACTTATTTAGATTGAATTTTATATGTGATGAAGTGGATAAATTAGTTGGTGCTATTGTTGAAAACAAAGGTTTTTATAATGGGGAGTATTTCCTATCACCTAGCTCATTATTTTTATCACATACAATGCATGATTCAGAAATTGAGCTAAGAGAATACTTTTCACATAGAATGTTTACAAATAGTGAATTAAAAAGACCGTTTGCATTTAGTGGTGTAGTTACAGGTGTTTGGGATATAAATAAGTTATATATAGATAGTAAGTATACTGATAAATATAGATTTGACTCTATCTTACCGTTAGATGAGTCATTTGGACTAAAAACTGTAGTTACAATTACGGATTCTATAGGTATTAGTGAGGATGACTTGCTGATATCAAGAAAATACATTGATATAATTACGGGCGGTAAATACGGAAAGTTAAGGGTCTTACCTCATGTCGATATTGAGACAACACCAGAGTTAGATTCAGATAATAAAGAGCCAGGGGCCAGAACAGACATAATGGTAAAGAATAGAGCCGCTTTCATAAAGGCTTTATTATCAATTCACTATGGTGATGATGTTGCAGAAAATCCAAGGAAACATATAGATAATACAGATGGCGAGCTAAGAAAGGATTTTGAATTGTCAGGTATTGCATTGCCAACTGGAAAAACTATTGAAGATTGGCTAAAAGGGATAGATATAAAACGCTAATCCTGGGAATTCCAATTTTGTGTATGGAAATTACCAGAAAGAGCAACTTATCCAGAATAGGCTCCTTACAAACGTTTTTAAACCGTAAGGAGCCATAATGAACAATCAAATAACCAATCTAGACCGCACTGTTCGTGAACCTGAATGTCGTAAATTAACAGGGTTATGTCGAACCACTCGTTATCTAATGGAAAGAGAGGGGAAATTCCCCGCACGCCGAAAGCTTGGTGGGCGTGCTATTGGCTGGATGTTATCTGAGATTCAGGTATGGCAGCAGAACCAGCCAAGAGTAACCACGGATAAAGCGTGTGAGGTGGAACATGCCAGATAAAACAAAAGCGGCCCTGCAAGGCCGCCAATGTCAAAACACTTATATAAACCACAACCAGATTAGCATATCTGCTGGCACCATTACGAGAGTTGCAGATATGCAACTCGGTCAAGAAATGAACTGTGGTTATAAGTTAACCGCGCCATTGGCGCAGTTAATTCGAGATACGCGCAAGTCTGCTCACACCGGAAATTCCACATATTTAAAATCACTCGCTACCTGGTGGGTGTATCCAAATCTGGATAGACCCCAACCTATTGATTTATGCGAAATACTGCAATGCAGGGAGTCTACGCCAATGGCTGATACCCTAAGCAGGAAATCCAGCTTAGCGGCTCACTCCTCTGGCGCCTCCTTGGCCTTCTTGCGCTGGCGGCGTTTGATCTCGCCTTTGGCGGCAGTTACGAGAAACCCAGCAGTGCTTTCTCCTTCGACCTTTAGCTGCTCGATATCTTCCATTACATCATGTGGAATTCGAACCGTTGTCATTTGTGATTTCGCGTTCTTTGCACCTGTTGCCATTACTGGATCTCCGTATATTAGGTGTATGTCAGTATACGCAAAAATAATAATAAAAAAAGGCTTGAAGTGTATTTCACTTATGTGTAGCGTTAAAACCATAGGTGAAATACACCTTGAAATGGCGAGGCCCAGAAGTGTTGGAGCACTAACCGGGCCTCTTACCACCAACGATAGAATGAGTATCGAGGTAGCTATGTTAAATCATACCCCAACTCGCTTTAAATTTCTCTTTCTCGCCGTGTGCCGTTCTGATCTGAATGCCAAGCCGCACCGTGAATCAGTGACCGCCAATTCTGAACAAGATGCCCGCCGCTCTCTGGCTGGTCAATTTGTGCTTTCTTTCGCTGGCCGTCTGCCGGAGGTGCGCTATGTCTGAGCAACAAACTAACCAGCAGATAAACAGACTGAGCGGTGCTATCAAAGATATGGACTGCCTGTCACAGCAAGCATTATCGGAAATCGTAGCCATTACTGATCTGTTGCTGCACTGGATGGAATCCCCAGAATGTTATCAACGCATGCATATGATGGCAGACGCGCTAAATCTCATCTCCTACAGGGCGCAGGAAACCATTGAGAATGTTGGGCGTGAAGCGGAATCAGTGGGTTGCGAATACATCGATCATGACCGTCAGCGCCGCCTAGTAGCTGCGAAAAAGTACAAGATGGGAGGAGCTGACCATGGGTGATATTTATCATGTTCTTGTAACTCATGATTTTAGCAAGGTATCTGACGAGAAGTTAGATGAGCACAACAATATCTACTGTGGTGCCAGTATGGCTATTAATTCTGCGATACAGGTTATCGGCAATCTGCTGCTGGAAGTTTCAGAGAGCGAAGGATATTCAGGGGAAGAAGCTATGCGCGACCTGCATTTAATAGGTTCGGTACTCAGACACCTTCCCCGCATGGCCCAAGCACTAGAGCAAAACGGTAGTTCTATTGCGTTCGAGCAAGAGAAGCGCGAGGGGGCCAAAAAATGATTAGCACATTGAAATTTAACGAATTGGAAAAGCGCGTTGCGGCCATCGAGCTGGCACTAACTGCCATGCAACGTAAAGGCTCAGTACCGGAAGGAATGGCACCTCTTACCACTCTGGCGGCTGAAATGGGGCTATCCACCAGCAAAGCGGAAGAACTGGCGAGAAATTGTGGTGTGTTGATAGTCCGTCATGGCAGTGGCCACGCAGTTCATGAGGCTAAATTCCGTGAGGCGGCTCTGATAATTATCAAGGGTGCCAAGCGTAAATACGGTAGCAAGTACTGGTACCACCCGCTGATCGGCAAGTTCACCATGTCAGCGAGGCCACAGATATGAGTAAGCCACAGAAGACTAGTGTTAACCAATGGCCCAATGAACTGTTTTCCTGCGTCTACCGTTGGGTTAATGGTCGCCCGATTGAGAAAGCTGTGATAGCAAAAGCCATACTGCAAACCACAACGGGGACGCCTCTCAATTGTCTGGCGATAAGACTGGGTTCTTTCGCTATTGGAACAGTTACGCCGGAGTGGTTAGCTGACAATGGCTTCCATTCAGCCAAATCACCGGAATACGCACGGGAGAAACGAGAAGCGGTGGTACTTGAGTTTATCAGCCGTCCTGATCTGGTGGCTGTATTAGCCAATGCCGACCGCATTAACTCCCTGTTTAATGTTGTTCCCGCTGATGAACCGGCTGTAATCCCGGCACTTAACCAAATGGGGCCAAGCCAGCGCGGTGAGGTACTTTTGGCCCGTTATGACGGTGATTTAGCCGTACATGGTGATTCGGACGCTGTACATCATTACAACGGCATAATCTGGCAACCTGTTTCAGATAAGGCGCTGTCGCGGGAAATGGCGGCTATCTTTATGGAATCAAGGGTTCTTTACTCCATGCCGGCTATGAAGAACGCCGTTGATACCATGAAATTGAGCCTGCCAATAATGGGTACCACTGCACGTAATCTGATTGGTTTTAGCAATGGTGTATTTGATACTCGAGAGGGGATATTCAGAGAACACCGCCAAGAGGACTGGTTATTGATCGCCAGTGATGTGGAGTTTATCCAGGCAGAGGAAGGGGAATCACTGGCCACCCACTCTCCCGCGTTCTGGAAGTGGCTTAACTGGTCAACGGCCGGTAATACCCGGAAAGCCGATAGAGTACTGGCAGCACTCTATATGGTGATGGCGAACCGGTATGACTGGCAGCTATTTCTTGAGATAACCGGCGCGGGTGGTAGTGGTAAAAGTGTACTGGCGGAGATCTGCACCATGCTGGCAGGGAAAGCCAACACCGTATCGGCCAGTATGAAGGCACTCGAGGAGCCAAGGGAAAGGGCGCTGATTGTGGGGTACTCTCTTATCATCATGCCTGATATGTCGCGCTATGCTGGTGACGGGGCTGGGATTAAAGCCATCACAGGTGGGGATAAGGTCGCGATAGACCCGAAACACAAAGCGCCTTACTCGACACGGATCCCGGCTGTTATTTTGGCAGTGAACAATAACGCCATGTCGTTTAGCGACCGAAGCGGCGGTATATCCCGGCGTCGGGTTATTTTCAACTTCTCGCAGGTTGTGCCAGAGAATGAGCGTGATCCGATGTTGTCAGAAAAGATAGAGGCAGAGCTGCCGGTTATCATTCGCCACTTACTGACACGCTTTGCAGATCAGGGAGAAGCTAAACGGCTTTTGTTCGAACAGCAGAAATCAGAAGAGGCGTTGGCTATTAAGCGTGAAGGTGACTCGCTGGTGGACTTCTGCGGCTACCTAATGGCATCGGTGCAGTGTGACGGCTTGTTTATCGGCAATGCTAGCATTATACCGTTCAGCCCACGGAAGTACCTGTACCACGCCTATCTTGCTTATATGCAGAGTAATGGGTTGAGTAAGCCGATCTCACTTAACCGGTTCGCTACTGATATGCCGGGTTCAATGGCTGAGTATGGTAAAGAGTACATCAGGAAGAAAAGTACCAAAGGAAATATGCGCTCCAACATCCGGTTGGCTGATGATGCCGAGGAGTGGCTACCGGCTGCAACAGGGGGTACAGAGTAAAAGTTATTGAATAAGTCTCCACCTGTCTCCACTCAGTTAAATAGATATTATAAAACATATAGTTAATGGGTGGAGACCTTTAAATAGAGTCTCCACCTAGTCTCCACCTCTCCACCCATTTCTAAAAAGGTGGAGGCATAGAGTGGTGACTTACGGAGACTTAAAACAGGAGTCACCACCCATTATCATAATGATTTATATAGTGAAAATGGCTTGGGTGGAGAGGTGGAGACTTAAAAGCATAATTTATTTTTATAAGTAGTGGGGTCTGATTGGGGAGATCCAAAATGAATACTATGTTTTTGCTAATGGCAGAGTTTGAGATGGCGGTTATACCTCTGTCTGTGATTGCAGATAAATACCTGGGTATGAGTCCGGCCACAGCAGACAAGAAAGCCAATGCGGGAGATATGCCAATACCCACCTTTCGCATCGGAAATACACAAAAGTCCCCTAGAATGGTTCATGTGCAAGATCTAGCTGACTTTATTGATGAGCGAAGATGTAAAGCCAAGAAGGAAATTTTACTATTGAGGCGATAAGTATTTTAATATCAATTAAATAAGTTTAGGGTAAGTAACGGATATAGGTGGTGTAGCAGAAATAACAAAATCATATACGAAGATGGTTTATCAAGAAATTTATCTTTCTCATATAAAGAGGTGATTATGGATCGTCTGTTGGAAATTAAACGCCGTGTTGATGATATTAGTGAAAACTTGAACGCTATGTATCCGCGGTTTAAGGCTGACAAAACCATCAGCAATAAAGTTACTGAATTAAAAGAATATGCTCAGTCTGCTCTAAAAGAAATTCAAGGCCAGCTTAAACGTGGTGAATTAACTGAATTTGAGGCAAATTTTCTGGAACCTGCTATTTATGATTCATATATGAAGGGTATTGATAAGATCAGAAAAGGTGCAAAACCAAGCCCAGAGTTGAGTGATTTAATTTTTGAAACGGACTCGACTATTAGTTATTGGCTGTGTGCTATTGAAAAATACAATAATAAAGTTTTGTAAATTACTTGTTCGTAGTTGTTTGTATGCGTTCATTTGTAATTCTCTATATTTACACTTTATTTTTGATGTATATGTTGAATGGTGACACTCCGACGGGAGCCGTCACTTTAGCCGTTTAACGCCCACCTTTCCGCACTGGAATTCTGTTAAACGGCTTTACCTTCTAAGTTGGTTTCCCGTCTGTATTCACATATACGGAAGCCGCTATGAAAAAATTGTTAGAGCTACGCCAGAAGAAAGCCGAGTTAGCCACACAAATGCGTTCCCTGCTCACCAAGGCAGAAGATGAAAAACGCAGCCTTACTCCCGAAGAAGCCACCCAGTTTGATGAAGTCCGTGCTCAGGCAGATGCCCTAGTTACTGATATCACCCGTTATGAATCCCTTGCTGATGAAGAGCGCACCCAGGGAGGCAAAGCCAAGCCTGTAGGCGATGGTAAGAAAGTGACCAACGACGAGTTACGCCATTACATCATGACCGGCGAAACTCGCATGTTATCCACCACCGTGAATGAGAGCGGTGGCTATTCGGTTATTCCTGAACTGGACAGTGAAATCATGCGTATGTTGGCTGATGAGTCAGAAATGCGCCAGATTTGCACCGTCAAAACCACCAAATCCAACGAGTATAAAAAACTTGTGTCCGCGGGCGGCGCGGCGGTAGGTCGAGGCACTGAAGGTGAAACCCGTACCGAAACCGCGACGCCTAAGCTGGAAGAAGTCAGTATCAAGCTGAACCCTATCTATGCTTACCCAAAAACCACGCAGGAAATTCTCGACTTTAGTGATGTAGATATCTTGGGCTGGTTAACCGAAGAGATCAGCGACACCTTTATCGAAACCGAAGAAACTGATCTGGTTAACGGTGACGGTACCAAAAAGGCTAAAGGCTTCCTGTCTTATCCTCGCACTGCAAGCGGTGACCGTACTCGCCCATTCGGAACGCTGGAAAAAATGGTCACTGCTGGTGATACCCCGACCGCTGATGAACTGATTGATCTGGTCTTCAAACTACGCCGCCGTTATCGCAAAAATGCCGTATGGGTGATGAACTCCAACAGTGCCGCCATGCTGCAAAAGCTGAAAAACGGTAATGGTGATTATATCTGGCGTGACCGTCTGCAAGCTGGCGATCCGGATATGTTGTTGGGACATCCAGTGCGCTATTTGGAAAATATGCCTGATGCTGAACCAGGTAAGCCGGTTATTGCTATAGGTGACTTCAAGCGCGGCTATTTCATCGTCGATCATGAAACAGGCACCCGCACCCGTCCTGACAATATCACCGAACCGGGCTTCTATAAGGTTCACACTGATAAGTATCTGGGCGGTGGGTTGATGGATTCTAATGCAATTAAAGTATTAGAAATTAAAGCTGTTTAATTAAAAACAATCTTAATAGGTAAATTTTATGGGAAAAGAAATCGTACTGAATAAGCCAATCTTGGCACACGGAGAGAAGTTATCTGTATTAAGTCTGCGCGAGCCGACATTTGAAGAAATTGAAAAATATGGAATACCTTTTAATTATGGCGGCGATGGTCAACTTAATGTTGATACACGCATTGCATTAAAATACTTGCCTGATCTGGCCGGTATTCCTCACTCATCGGCTAAAACCCTGACACCTCCAGATATTTTCATGGCATCGATGTTGATATTCAGTTTTTTTTCGGCATCCAAGGAGGAGAGCGAGGAATCTCCAACCTAAGAGAAAGAATTTTCGATATAGCTTATTTCTGGAAGCTAAGTCCTATTTATATATTCTCTCTCCCGATCGGAAAGGTAATTCTTTTGGAAGAGCATGCCCAACGGATAGCTGCTGGAATCGGAAATACCAGGTAATTACAAAGGGGCTGCGGCCCCTCTCTTGTCAGGGAGTTCACTAATGAAAGATACCGATTTTGAGATCCGCACCGCCAGCTTATCCACCAGCGATAAAAAGTTAGTGGGCTATGCCGTGAAATGGAATAGCCGCTCAGAGGTGCTATGGGATGAGTTCGTAGAGCAGTTCGCCCCCAATGCCTTTAAAGCCAGTCTGGCAGCCGGTAGCGATGTTCGTGCTTTGTTTGAGCATGACTATACCGCGCTGCTAGGTCGCACCCAGTCAAACACCCTGGTACTAAGTGAAGATGCTACCGGTCTGCGTTTTGAATTAACCCCACCCGATACCCAGTTAGGCCGTGATGTGCTGACCATGGTTGAACGTGGTGACATTTCCGGCATGTCATTCGGGTTTCGGGCATTAAAAGACCAGTGGGACAGTACCAAACAACCCTATGTCCGTACTGTGTTGGCGGCTGAATTACGGGAAATCACCGTGACCAGTTTACCAGCCTACCGTGAAACGGATGTTCAGATTGCTAAGCGCTCACTGTTAGCCCAGCATCCGGAGCTGGTGGATCTGTCTCTGCGTTCCCATTGGGTTTATCTGGCGGGGTTGTGATATGTGGCCGTTCAAACGCAAGACCGAAAGCCGCTCAATGACCATTGATGAGTTTATGGCACTGGCTGGTATTCCCAATACGGGGGCTGGTGAACATGTGTCTGCTGCCACTGCCGAATCTCTGCCGGCTGTTATGAATGCTGTGACCGTTATCAGTGAAGCCGTAGCATCGATGCCGTGTTACCTGTACCGGGTTCAGAATGAGAAAAGAGAATGGTTATCGGAGCATCCAGTTGATTACCTGCTGAATGAATACCCGAATGACTGCCAAACCCCTTACCACTTCAAGCGCACGATGATGCGTCATTGCCTGCTGAATGGTAACGCTTATGCGGTTATCGAATGGGGCAAGGATGGCAAGCCGCAATCACTGCATTCTTACCCACCTCGTGCCGTGGTACCCAAGCGCCTGAGCAATCACCGATTCGCCTACACCATTACACACCCGGACGGCACGGTAAAAACGTACCTTCAGGAAGAAATCTTGCACCTGCGACATGCTACTGAAGATGGTTTCCTTGGGCGTTCTCCGATCACTGTCTGCCGTGAAACGGTTGGGCTGGGACTGGCTCAACAACGTCATGGCTCGTCGGTGATGAATAACGGCCTGATGGCGTCCGGCGTATTGACAACCGGTGACTGGTTAGACGGGCCAAAAGGCGCTAAGGCACTGGAATCACTGGAGCGCTACAAAGGCGCACGGAATGCCGGTAAAACGCCAATTATCGAAGGTGGCATGAAGTACGAGCAGTTGGGCATGAGCAATCAGGATGCTGAGTGGTTGGCTTCTCGTCGTTTCACTATTGAAGACATTGCCCGGATATTCAATATCAGCCCGATATTCCTGCAGGAGTATTCCAACAGCACCTACAGCAATTTCAGCGAGGCCAGTCGTGCTTTTCTGTCTCAGACCTTGCGCCCCTGGCTAACTAATTTTGAGCAACAGGTTAAAGCCTCTCTACTAGTGGCCAGTCACCCTGTTCAGGTTCGCTATCAGGTGGAGTTTGATACTGCCGACTTGCTGCGGGCCAATCCTCAAGAACGTTTCCGTAGTTATGAAACCGCCATTAAATCCGGTGTGATGTCTCCGAATGAAGCGCGTGAGCGTGAGGGGATGCCAGCGTATGCAGGTGGTGAGGAATTCAGTCAGGCATGGAAACAAACGGTTGAAGTCAAAGGGAATACGAGTGAGGAAGATAAATAATGGCCGATTTGATTACCTTAGACGAGGTGAGGGAACACTGTCGAATTGATGGTGACTGGGATGACGTTACCCTGAAACTTTATCTTAGCGCCGCGTTAGAAGTTAGCCAGACCCATATAGGTAAACGGTTCGATACTGGCTTGGAGTTCACTCCGGCGATCAAGGTTGGATGTCTGATGTATGTCAGCTTTCTCTATGAAAATAGAGAAATGGTAGCGGATGTTGATAAATCGGAAGTTCCTCTGACTATTTCTGCATTGTGGAGCACTTATCGCGATCCGGGGGTGTACTGATGCCAGTCCATCCATTGAAACGTTGTAGTTATCCCGGATGCCGTGCACGTGTGAAAGCTGGCCGCTGTGTTGAGCATAAGCGTGAAGCCAGTGCACAGGTCACAGCCAATCGAGGCACCCGCACCACCCGCGGCTATTCCAACCGTTGGGGCAAGTACCGCCTGATGTATCTGAAAGCGAATCCTTTATGTGTCGATTGTGAGAATAAAGGCACCTACACCTCCGCCAAGATAGTTGATCACATCATCCCGATTGATGGTGAGAGTGACGTGTTGTTCTGGCCTGAAAGTAATCATCAAGGTTTGTGTGCCAGTTGCCACAGTCGTAAGACCACCACGCAAGACCCGCTAACCAAACAGCAGCGCAAAGCGGGTAAGTTCCGTGAGCAAGAGGAGGCCGCCAAGCACCGCAACGATTGGATATATGAGTACAACAAAAATGCGTGAAGAAGAGATGCAGCTATTAATCAACGAGTTACAGCGTAGTCGCGAGGGTTTTATACAGAGCCGTCGCAAGGCGTCTAAGCAAGCCACAGGCAAGCGCATGACGGAGCGTGACCGTGAGCTAATGGATGCGTTCCGAAACCGGTGACGAGGCGCAGGGCAAGGGGTGGGGGAGGTTTGAGGACAAAGGGCCTCCCCTCTGGAACCACCCGCCCCCTCAAATTTTTACGCGCGGCAATTTTTTTCGTAGCAGTAAAGGCACAGGAAACAGCAATTTATGGCTAGACCACCCAAAGCCCCCACTTATTTAGATGAGATTGCTACCGCAGAGTGGAAGGCAAGGGCAAAGCAGTTGATGGAGCGCGGCGATCTGATTGATGCGGACTGGCGTAACCTTGAATTGTATTGCCTCAACTACTCGATGTACCGCCGAGCCGTGGCAGACCTTGCGGCGCGGGGTTTCTCGGTTGAAGGTTCACGTGGCGCAACTACGACAAACCCCGCCTTGAAAGCCAAATCGGACGCCGAAAAAATCATGATAAAAATGTCCTCTCTGATGGGCTTTGATCCGGTATCTCGCCGCCGTAATCCGGTGGAAGTTGATGAGACAGACGCACTTGACCGCCTATAATCAGTACGCGCTGGAGATACAAAACGGCAAAATCCCCGCGTGCATGCGGCTAAAACAGGCCGTTGAGCGGTACTTTAATGACCTGAATAACCCGCTTTATACGTTTGATGGGGCCATAGTTGAGCGCTTTATTGCCTTTTCTCACCTTTGCCCCCACGTAAAAGGCCCGTTGCGGGGCCAGCCTATCGTGCTGGAGCCGTGGCAACAGTTTGCCTTTGCCTGCTTGTTGGGGTTCAAGGTAGCGGCTACAGGGCGCAGGAAATACCGCAGTGCTTACATTCAGGTACCCCGCAAAAACGCCAAATCAACAGTAGCCGCTATTCTGGCTAACTGGTTTTTGGTGATGGAACCGGGCCAGCAAGATATCTATACCGCCGCCGTGAGTCGGGATCAGGCTCGTATCGTGTTTGATGATGCCCGTCAGATGAGCCTTATCTCAAAGCCCTTGAGAAAGCGCCTTACTATCCAGCAGCACAAAATGATTTATGCCAAAACCAACAGCCTGTTAAAGCCGCTGGCCTCCAAAGCCTCGACTATTGAAGGGACTAACCCCAGTCTGGCGGTTGTGGATGAGTACCATCTTCACCCGGATAACGCCGTTTATTCGGCGCTTGAGTTGGGAATGGGGGCCCGGCCAGAAGGGATACTCTTTGCTATCACCACAGCGGGTAGCAACGTGGTTTCAGCCTGTAAGCAACATTATGACTATTGCTGCCAGATATTGGCCGGTGAAGAACAAAACGAATCTTTATTTGCCCTAATCTACGAACTGGACGACGAAAGCGAAGTTGAGCAGCCGGAACAGTGGATTAAGGCTAACCCTAATCTGGGGGTTTCTGTTGATGTTACGGCACTGACTGACACCATTAATAAGGCGCGGGGCATTCCCTCGCAATGGGTTGAGATGCTGACCAAGCGCTTTAATATCTGGTGTCAGGGCGAAACGCCGTGGATGGGAGCTGGTGCATGGGACAACTGTAAAGCTGATTACAGCGAGGATGATTTAGCTGGGCTGGAGTGTTACGCCGGGTTAGACCTGTCATCAACCAGCGATATTACCAGTGTGTGCTACTCGTTTCCGGTTGAGAACCGTGTATTGCTACTTACCCGCCACTATATCCCCGAAGCCCAGTTGAATAATGCCGCCAATAAGAACCGGGCCATATATCGGCAATGGGTTAAAAGTGGCTGGATACGCACCACACCGGGCGACTGTATCGATTATGACCGTATCCGTGATGATGTACTGGCAGACAGTCAGCGGTTCAGTATCAAACTAACAGGATTCGATACATGGAACGCCACCCATCTTAGAACACAACTACAGGGAGCCGGTCTGGATGTAGAGCCGTTCCCGCAGACCTACATGAAATTTAGCCCGGTAGCCAAGTCTGCCGAGGTATTCGTTAACCGCAAGGTGATTCAGCACAACGGCGATCCAGTCTTAGCCTGGGCGATGAGCAACGTTGTGATGGAAACCGACGCCAACGCCAATATCAAGCCGAACAAGAAGAAGGCCGCTAATAAGATAGACCCGGCTATTGCCTTCCTGATGAGCTTTGGTACCTACCAGATTGAGCATGAAGAATTCGCTTATTCAATGAGCGATGAACAGCGTCAACGATTAACTGATTTCAAAGGCATTTAACGTCTATATCTTATTGAGGGTAATTATTATGGCTAATTTTGAATTAAAAGCGATTATCACTGGCGTTAACCGATTATCTCCAGCGTTGACGGTTATGCAGAAAGATCTGCGCAAGTTTAAGGGGGAGTTTAAGGACATCATGAAGGGAGTGGCTTCAATGGGTGCTGCCATTGGTGGTGCTTTCATTATTCCAATCAATCAGGCTATGGGATTTGAATCCTCAATGGCTGACGTCCGTAAGGTTGTGGATTTTGATACTCCCGCCCAATTTAAGGAAATGGGTGAAGACATTTTGACGCTTTCAACAAAACTTCCTATGGCTGCTGATGGAATAGCCGCCATAGTTGCCGCTGGTGGTCAGGCAGGGATTGCCCGTACTGATCTAAAAGCATTCGCTACTGATGCCATTAAAATGGGTATCGCTTTCGATCAGACGGCAGAAGAGTCTGGCCAGATGATGGCTCAGTGGAGAACGGCATTCAAATTAACTCAAAATGAAGTCGTTACCCTAGCGGATAAGGTTAACTACCTGGGTAATAATGGCCCTGCGAATGCAGCAAAAATATCTGAAATTGTGACTCGAATTGGCCCGTTAGGGGGTATTGCTGGCTTAGCCTCAGGGGAAATAGCTGCAATGGGGGCAACTATTGCAGGGATGGGGGTTGAATCAGAGATTGCTTCTACAGGCATTAAGAACTTCATGCTGTCGTTAACTTCAGGTAAGGCAGCAACAGCATCCCAAAAGAGAGTATTACGATCACTCAGAATCAGTCCTAAGCAGCTAGCTGCAGATATGCAGAAAGATTCTAAGGCAGCAATACTCAAGGTATTAGATTCATTAAGTAAGTTACCAAAAGCTGATCAGTCAGCAATGTTGACTCAATTATTTGGTAAAGAGTCGCTTGCTGCTATAGCCCCCTTGCTGGCTAACCTTGATTTATTGAAAGAAAATTTCAACAGGGTTTCAGATGCACAAATTTATTCTGGATCCATGCAGAAGGAATATGAATCCAAAGCGGCCACCACGGCCAACGCAATTAAGTTACTTAAAGGTCAGTTAGAAGCTGCCAGTATTACGCTTGGAGATATGTTTCTACCCTACATCGCTGAAAGTACTAAAGAATTACAACCACTAATGGAGCAATTCCGTCAGTGGACTAAAGCCAATCCTGAACTCATAAAAACAGTCTTTAAATTAGGTGTTTATCTGATTACTGTTGCCACCGGAGTTACAGCGGTAACGAAAGCGATCGGTATCATGAATTTCGTCACCAAAATGTCACCGTTGGGTAAGCTACTTACACTGCTGATCGGTGCGGGCGCGCTGATTGTGGCTAACTGGGATACGGTGGGACCGGTATTTAAGGATGTATGGAACCAGATTAAGCCTATCGTCGATATGGTGGGTGGCTGGGAAGGGGTAATGAAAGGACTTGCTCTGTATATGGCAGGTGATTTTGCTTTCTCATTTTTGAAAGGGATTAACGCTGGTGGCGCAGGTGTTCGAGGGCTTAATGGTGCTTTAAAAACATTATTTTCTTATGGGCGGCGTATTGTCACCATAGGTGTAGTTATTAGCTTATTTAAACAACTAGATGAACTTGGTGAGAAAGCCAAAGCTGTTGGAATGAATGCCGGAGAGTATGTTGTTGACCAATCTAAAAAAGCTGATAAAGAGCGTGGCTATAATGGCTTCATCCCTCGAGTGAAGGAGATTTTAAATTTTGATGGTAGCCAAAATTCGAGAATACCTTTAGCCAGCACGCGGCCACCAACAGCAGAAGTTACAGTGAAGTTCGAGAATTCACCTCAGGGTATGTCAGTAGTCAATACCAAAACCAGTCAGCCCGGTTTTGGTGTAGGTTATGACGTAGGATACAGTCGGTTCTCTTCGCGTTAATTAACCAAAGAGCAAACCAACCTGGGTAAATCATAGTGTAGCAATCATCAGGGGGATCATGATGAATCTGGAATGTGTGCCAATATCGACATACTGCAAAGAGATTGGAGAATCTATTGAAGCGGTTAATAAGCGAGTTCAGCGCGGGGTCTGGCAAGAAGGTGTTCAGGTTCTAAAAATAGAAGGTGTCAAAGAACGCTGGATTGATCTGGCTGAAGTTGCTAGGTGGGCGAGAAGTAGCAAAATTTAATTGTAAAATTTGTTTGTTACTGTTTACTTCCGTTCGCGAGTCGGTGTAGTCATTGGTGTAGTCATTTCAATAAAAAAGGCGCTAACCAATTAAGGATAACGCCTTTTTAAACAACAAGTTAACTGACTAGTATCAGTTCATGCCGTATTTTTTCAATTTCTTACGCAGCGTGCCACGGTTGATGCCCATCATCAGGGCAGCGCGGGTTTGGTTGCCACGGGTGTATTGCATCACCATGTCCAACAATGGCTGTTCAACTTCAGCCAGTACCAACTCATACAGGTCACTTACATCCTGACCATTCAGTTGAGCAAAATAGTTCTTCAGTGCTTGTTTAACCGAGTCACGCAAAGGCTTTTGAGTCACCTGATCTTGTGAGTTTACGGTTGCAACGGTCAGTACGTCAGAATTTACGCGTTGTTCGAACAT